CCAGTCGCGACACTCGCGCAGCGTCCACTTGGGATCGCTATAGTCGAAGGGATCTCGATCGCTGCGCACGATCCATTCTCTATACCAGCTTGAGCTTGGATCGTCGCCTTGCTCGATCGTGTACGTCTTGCCATCGCTGCGCGTGTACTTGTAAAGTCCAGCGCAGATCCTTGTCAGTTTGATCTTGGTCTCTGTGGTCGACATGGTCGTCTCTCTCTGTGTGTGGTCTACAGCGAAGAAAGCTCGCCAGCGAAGGCCCGCTCTTGTACCCGTACAACGTGCTCGGCGTGCTGCGCGTGCTGTACGAAAGCGAGCCGAGACTCGAAAGCGACAGAAACATGCCACCGCTGCAGCTCGCCATGTACTGGCGCGACAGCGACTTCGACCAGCTCGAAGACGTCAAAGTCTTGCCAGCCTTGGCCAAAAAACTGATCTGCGTGTACTGGTTGACAGTCGACAAAGTAGTGTACTTGCATTGCTCGATCTCCTTGTGTGTGTGGTCGTGCGGTCAGGTCCAACAGACACATTATAGCACAGGTGCGAGAGAATGTCAAGACATTTTACCAGATTGATCGAGTGTTTCCCGGGAAACATAAAGAGCGCCAGCCATCTCTGGCCAGCGCTCTCTGGTCGTCGAGCTGCAGCTCGCGCGCTACACTCGCAGCGCCAGCACTTTCGAGTACCCAGGCAGCTCGACGCGCTCGCCATCGTCAAAGTGTACGCGATACAGATCGCCAGCGATAAAGTCGATCTTTTCGATTGGCTTTTCCCAAAGATAGACTTGCACGTCTGCGCGCTCGGCCAGAGGCTGCGCATTGCGTACAGCCATCTCGCCAGCGTCATGACAGTCGCACTCTGGCCAGTGGTCTGGATAAAAGTCGATGCACTCGGGATCGTTCTGGCGCTCAAAGTCCCATGTACAGTGTGTGCAGCGCTCTGCGAGTCGATCCAGTGGCGCGCTGCAGCGTGGACACTTGTTAGCGTCGACGCAGTCATGGCACGTCTCGAAAGCGTCGAGCGAGCCAGAGCCGAGCGACACGCCATGGGGACTGGGATCGTATGTGTCGATCAAGAAACCATTGCCATGGCACTCTCTGCAAAAGCGTGGATGCGCGATCGCATAGCTGCCGGCACGCGCGATCGCGTCGACGAAGCGAGTGCGACAGCTCTTCGAGTGGCGACCAGCAAAAAAAGCGACGCACTCGACAGCCAGCTCGCGCGCGACGTCGAAGGGAAGAAAGCGCAGATCCAGCCATTCTGTAACCAGTAGTCCATAGCGCGCTCTGACTGGCGTCATAAAGATCAAGACGCGTGGCGCGCTTCCAGATTTGGGAAGGGGATCGATCGTGTACTGGCAATCGCTCTTGATCTTCTGTGCGAGCTGCGCTCGCGTGCCTTCGCACGTCTCGACGTCTGGCGTGCCTTGTCTGTGGAAGTGGTATCTCATGTCGTTTCTCCATTCTGGCGCTCTTTGCGCTCTGTGTGGCGAGCTGGCCAAGTCGACCAGCTCGCGCGTCTGTGTGTGGTCTAGTCGGTGCTGATCCCTCTTGCGCGCTTGTCCATCTCGTACAATTGGCGACTCATGGTCGCTGGCTTTTCGCTGGCTGCGCTTTGCTCTTTGAGCGTGTCGACTGCGACACTGTAGTAGTCGCGCAGATCTTCGCCTTCGTCCAAGACGATCCAGACTTCCAGATTCTTGGGAAGCTCGCCATGGTCCTTCTTGGTGCGAGCTTTGACCAAGTCGTCGTCGATGGCCGGGTCGTACATGTAGAACGTTTGGCCAATGGCGAGAAACTCGAAGGGGAAGTGCTGCGCGCGTACCGAGCTGTCGCGCGTATAGTTCAAGTGCTCGAAGATCGGGCAAAACTCTGCATACTTGCGGCTCGCGCACTTGAGCCAGACTTCTGGCCGGTGTGGCTTGCTCTGGCCCTTGGCTGGCTTTGCCAAGTCGCGATACCAGACCAAGCGATCGCGATCGAAGCGAAAGCCCATGAGCTTCCACCATTCGACAGCGTCGCCATGGTACGAGTACGAAGGGATCTCGATCTTGGTCTGGTCGTCTGTGATGCGAGGGCCGAGCTGTACGTCGGCTTGTATCTGGCCGTATCGCGAGGTGACTTTGTGCTCGTACAGTTTCTGGCCAAGTAGCTGGTAGTAGGTCGTCGCTTGCTTCATGTCGTTTCTCCAAGTGCTGTGTGTGTGGTCGTGCGGTCAGGTCCAACAGACACATTATAGCACAGGCGCGAGAGAATGTCAAGACTTTTTGCAAAGATCTTTCGATCAATCTGGCAACAAAAAAAGAGCGCCAGCCAGGGCCAGCGCTCTCTGTGGTCGTGCGAGCTATGCGAGATCGACGTCGCTCGCGCCACACTTGGGACAGCCACGCATCATGGCGCGCTCTGCGCTCTTGGTCGTGCGAAACTTGCGTCCACACTGCATGCACTTGAAAAGAGCCTTCGAGGTCTTGCGTCTGGTCGTGGTCGTGGTCGTCATGTCGTTTCTCCGTTTCTGTGTGTGAGCGCGCCAGCTCTCGCCAGCGCGCTCAGGTCGATTCTAGCGTACAGAGTAGCCAAAGTCGCGCAGCATGTACGCGATCTGGTTGACTTGGTTTTGCTGGTACTGGTCGAGCTGGTCGACGCGCTCGGCCAAGCTGTGGTACTGATCGCGCATCGCATTGACGACGATCGTCTCTATGATATTCTGGCGGCGAAGCGAGACAGCTTCGACGACTTGTACTCGTGTCCCTTCTGCGAGAAGCGCAGCGACGACGTCGTCTCTGTCGGCGATGTCTACCAGCGTCATGGGCGTGCGCAGCGTGCCATGTGTCGCGTCTGCGAAAGGCACGTCGACCACGCTGTACGAGTCGTCGATCTCTTGGATGCGCAGCGCGTCGCCGAGAATGGCGATATAATGAAGCTGTGACGCGCGCAAGAGCACGACGTCGCGCGACTGGCGATCGAGCTGGCTGTGTAGCCAAGTGGGCTGGTTTAGTTGGTAGTCTAGCGAGCAGATGTCTGTAACGTATGCCATGGTCGTTTCTCCTGTGTGTGTGGGCGCGAGCTGGTCGACTTGGCCAGCTCGCGCTGTGGTCTGGTCTTACGCGCCTACTATCTCGATCCCTTGCTCGGCCAGCTCGGCGAGCGCTGCAGTCTTTGCGCGCAGCTTTGCGACTGTGACGATCGAGACGACAAAGTCGTCGCCATAAACCGCTTTGTACTCGGCCAGTACTTGGCTCGCCTGGTCCAGTGTGAGCGCTGTCAGGCGCTTGTACTCGCGATCGAATTTTGTGGCAGTGAGCTGGTTTAGCTTGGTGAGCTTTGTTACTGCGTCCATGTGGTTTCTCCGTCTCTGTGTGTGGTCGTGCGGTCAGGTCCAACAGACACATTATAGCACAGGCTCGCGAGAATGTCAAGACATTTTGCAAAGATCTTTCGATCGAGTTTTGCTTTTCTGGCGTCTGGCCCTTGACGAAGTGACAGCGCCGTGCTATAATGGATCTGTGTGTGGCGAAGTATCGTTTCTCCGATCTTCCCACTTTGGGCGCGTTCGCGACTGGTCATCGCGTCGCGCCTTTCTTTCATAGGGGGTATACCATGTCTGACACTTTGCCAGGGACAGTACACGAAGTCGCGCCAGGTGTGCGCGTGCGTATCGTCGACATTGACGAAGCGATACCAGACTCGCACAATGCCAACAAAGGCACGCCACGCGGTAACGCGATGCTCGCCGAGTCGATCGAGCGCTTTGGCGCTGGTCGTGGGATCTTGCTCGACAAGAATCTCAAGACGATCGGCGGTAACAAGACGCTCGCACAGTGCAAGGCTGCAGGGATCTCGCAGCTCGTTTTGATCGAGACAGAAGGCCAGCTCTTGGTGGCGACCAAGCGCGACGATCTCGACATAGAGACGCCAGAGGGCCGCACGCTGGCCTACGTCGACAATCGCTTGTCAGAGGTCAATTATGATCTGGATGGCGAGCGACTTCTCGCCGACATGCAAGGTGGGATCGACTTCGTGCCGTTCTGGACGCCAGTCGAGATCCAAGAGATCCAAGTCGAGATCCAGCCAGTCGAAGTGGATCTCGGGGGCGAAGACGCGAGCGCCGAGGCCGGCGACGCAGAGTCGAGCACGTACCACTGCCCCAAGTGCGGCTTTTCCTTTCGAGTGGACGCATGAAAAGTCTGCAGATCGCTGCATACGTGCAAGATAGCTATGCCAAGAGCGCGTACAAGACCGAGTCTTACGACGTGCGCGTCTGGCCAGGCCTAGAGATGATACGCGACGCGCTGCAGAGAGCTGGCCATGTCTGTGGGTACTGCAGCGCGCCAACAGTCGCCGACTTTGACGTCGTGCTCGTGTCGATCGTCTCTGCGTATGACTGGTACAGCTTTGTCGCCGAGCGCGTCTCATGGCCCAAAGGCGACTACAAAACCATAATCGGTGGTCCGGGCGTCGACAATGTGCTCCCTTTCTTGGAGTATGGCGACGTCTTTGTCTTTGGTCGTGGCGAAGATCTGATCGTGCCACTGGTCGAAGCGATCGCGGCTGGCGACCAGCTCGACGATCCAGCTATCTGCTACTCGCACGACTTTGATCCAGATGGCCAGTACCAGTACAGACAGGCCGAGCGACCATACCCGTACACGTACCAGCTCGCCAATGGCAAGCCATACAGAGAGATCGCGATAGGCTGCGATCGCAAGTGTCTGTTTTGCCAGTACTCGTGGACTCGACGCAACATGGGCGGCGCGCAAAAGTTTGCAAGCTCGCGCACTGCGACAGTCGCGTCTGCAGAAGAGTCGACGATCTTTGAGCTAGATCTCGATCGTCCAGACTCTTGGCCAGGCTCTTCGATGCTGATCGGCTGCGATGGACTCTCGGAGCGCTTGCGACGTATGGTCAACAAACCGATCTCACGTGACATGCTGGTCGCTCTCTTCGCTGGTACTCTTCGCCGCACAGCTCCACTGTATAAAATCAGAGTCATGAATATCATTGGCTACCCGACAGAGACGCTCGACGACTGGCACGAGATGCGCTCGACTTGGGAGTCTGTTTTTGACTCTTTCGTCGAGTACAAAGGCGATCCCATGCATGACGCGAGTACTCGCATAGACATCACACATACACCTTTCAAACCCATGCCATGTACGCCAGCCGCTGTATGGCCAGCCAGGTACGAAGACTACAGAGAGAGCGCGATCACTCGCCTGCAGGCTGCGCACTGCGCGCTTGGCACGTTCAAGCGTCGCCTGTTCAATAGTGACACTGTGACAGTGTCCAGCGCGTTTGGTCCAGAAGGACTGTCGACGATCACTCTCTGGCTCTTGGCTGTGCGTGGCGAGCTGCGCGACGCTTCGCTCTTTCGCCAGCTCTCGACGTCTCGCGCTTTCTGGTCGTCGAGTGGTAACGTCAGACGCGCGACGCTCGAAAAGTATCTCGACATAGATCGCCTGTTTGGCGTGTACACGTGGTCGACACTGCCGACACGATACCTTCATACCTACATAAAGAGAGAAGCGATCGAGCGAGCCAGCACTCGATCGCTCTTGCGTCATGGTGGGAGCGCTGGCGCAAAGCTGGCCAGCCAGATCGCTGGCGAGTCGTAAGGGGGACACATGATCGATCTGGTCGTACAGGTCCAAGAGGCAGAGCGAAGACTCGAAGAGGTGCGCGCTTGTCTGGAAGAGGTCAGAGAGCGCGCAGAGCTGGCCAAACGACTCGAAGATCTCTTCGACCAGATCGCACAGGCCGAGCGCGAGATCGAAGAGATCCAAAACCCAGAAAAGAAGATCGGAAGACCAGAGAAGTACTCTTGCGCGCAAGTGATCGAAGCGCTCGACGCAGCCAATGGAGTGATCCAGGGCGCTGCCGATCGGCTCGGCTGTCACAGACACACTGTCGAGAATTACATTAAACGACACCCAAGCGTCAAGCGCGCATGGGACTCACAGCAAGATCGACTCTTCGACGTCGCCTATAATTGGCTGTGGTCTGGCGCTGCAAAAGGCGACTGGCGTCAAGTACTCCATGTGCTCACACACTCGCCAGCCGCCAAGCGCTATGGGTTCATGCCACGCAAAGAGATCACTGGCGCAGATGGCGAGCCTTTGACAGTATCGCACGACGTCGTCGAGATCGTCGAGTACGACGACGAAGACGACGACCATGGCGAAGAGTAGACACAAAAAAGTACACAGGTTCAAGCTGCCGATCAGAAAAGAAGAGACGTTGCGCGAGTTTGTGCGCGTCTCTTTCGGCGTCCAGATCCCAGACGTGCAAGTCTGCGAGAACCATACCACGCCATGGCGCGCTTTCGCCGACGCGTACTTTGCGCGCTCGCCAGTGGCAGTGTGGAAAGCATCGCGCGGCTTTGGTGGCAAGTCTTTCTTGCTCGCTCTCTTGGGTCTGGTCGAAGCGTGCTCGCTGAAAGCGTCAGTCAGTGTACTTGGTGGATCTGGCGAGCAAAGCGCGCGAGTACACGAGTACATGACCAACTTTTGGGACTACAAGCGCGCGCCTGTAAACCTTCTCGCGTCGGATCCGGTCAAGCGCGAGACCAAGCTCGTATACGGCAATCACATACGCGCGCTGATGGCGTCGACTGCGTCGGTACGTGGTCCACACCCACAGCGCCTACGTCTGGATGAGGCCGACGAAACGAGCATAATCATACTCGACAGCGCGCTCGGCCAGCCGATGGACACGCACAACATAAAGAGCCAGACAGTACTGTCGTCGACACATCAGTACGCGCAAGGCACGATGACAGAGATCCTAAAGCGCGCCAAGGTGCGTGGCTGGCCAGTGTACCAGTGGTGTTATAAGGAGACTCTAGAGCCGCATGGCTGGCTCTTGCGCAGCAACTTGGAAGCGAAGCGACAGACTGTTACCCAGGCCATGTGGGATGCAGAGTATGATCTCCAAGATCCAGCGCCGGGATCGCGCGCCATCGTACCAGCCAAAACAGAGATCATGTTCGACGCGTCGCTCGGACAGTACGAAGGTCGACTCGACGAGCTGATCATAGTCGAGCCGCCAGAGAAGCGAGCCAGGTACACGACCGGCGCCGACTGGGCGAAAGAGAAAGACTATACTGTGATCATCACGTTTCGCACAGACTGCATGCCATGGCGCTTGGTCGCATACGAGCGCACTGGCCGACAGCCTTGGCCGCTGATGGTCCAAAAGTACAATGATCGCGTGCGTATGTACCCAGGGCAAGCCGCGCACGATGGGACTGGACTCGGCGACGTGATCGACGACTATATCGAAGTCGATGCGACTGGCGTCCAGATGGTTGGAAAGCCGAGATCGAACATGCTAAGCAACTATATCGCAGCGATAGAAAGAGAAGAGATCAGAGCGCCTAGAATCGAGTCCATGTATGGCGAGCACCTTTTCGCGTCGCGCGCTGACGTGTACAGTGGGGGACGTGTCGACCACTTGCCAGACTCGATCGCGGCTGGCGCTCTCGCATATGGCGCAAGCTCGCGCGCTGGTTGGGCGCGTGGATCGTCGGGAGGATAGACATGGATCAAGAAACACAGATCGCGCACGACGTCGTCGAGCGTGCGCAAGAGACGTACAGCAAACAGCCGAGACTCGATCCCAGTGCTGTCAGTGCTGCAGACGCGTCGTCGTATGTGCTGAGTATCGCCAATTGGGTGCAAAAGCTCGACCTGGTCGCGCCTGAGTATATACCCGACTCGCGCAAGCGCGATCGCTTTATGCGCGAGAGCTGGCGTCGCGAGCCGCACATGGCCGGCGTGGTAAACCAGCTCACGCTACTGGACAGCAATCGCGGCTGGACTTTGCTCGGGGGGCGCAATCAGGTCTTGCGCTTCTCGCGCATGTTCAAGCGAGCCGACGATCAAGACTGGCGATACTATGCGCGCAGAGCGTCGCTGTCGCACTGGGTCACAGACATGAACAGTGTTACAGAGCTAGGCAGAGATGGCGAAGAGGGCCCGGTACGCGCGATCTACCACGTCGACAGCGCGCGCTGTCGCTTGGTCGCTGATCCAGAGTACCCACTGCGCTATTATCCAGCTCGAGGCCGCATGCAAAAGTGGCGATCGTCTGACTTTGTGCGCACTGCGAGCATGCCGAGCGACGACGAAAACTACCATGGACTGGGGTACTGTTTCATGTCGCGCGCATACGAGCTTTTGCGCATACTGATCGCTGTGCTGTACCACGATCAAGAGGCAGTGCTCGCGCGCATGCCCAAAGGGCTCTTGCTACTGCAAAACATAAGCCAGCAACAGTGGGAAGACGCCATGGAAAGCCGACAAGAAGAGGCTAGAGCGCACGAGCGCCGCTACTATGGCGGGATCTCTGTGATCGCCACGATGGGATCGCATCCCCCAGACGCGAAACTCGTGGCGCTGTCCGAGCTGCCGGCCAATTTCACGCACAAAGACTTTTATGCGCTGTCCATGTACGCGCTGGCGCTCTGCGCTGGTATGTCGCCAGAAGAATTTTGGGTCGTCGCCGGGGGCGCTCTTGGTCGTGGCAAAGAGAGCGAAAACCAGCGACGCATGTCCAGCTCGAAGGGGATCTCTGACTTTACGCTCTCACACCAAGACGCGATCCAGAGCTTCATGCCAGAGTCCCTAGAGTTTTCGTATGATGAAAGAGACACCGAAGGCGAGATGCTTGTCGCCGAGGTCGCAGACGCGTATATC